GCGGAATTGTTTTTGTCGGATCAAACGCAAAAACAGGCTCAAAACTACCACCTGTGTCCTGTTGTCCGGCAGCATACTGCTTCACGGTATCGGCAAGTGTCGATACGTCAATCTTCTCCGTGTCAAGTTTAAGTCCAGGAATACTCTTGCATCCGTCAAGAACCTTCATTGTGTCCGGTTTGGTGGAAAGAGTTCCTGTTCCGTAACCGACGGTTACGCCCAAAGAAGTAAGATTTGCCATCTTCTATCCTTTCTGTCAATCATTTGACTGACTTTCATTTTCTAGGTCTATCAAAAATTGTCCATTGAAGTTTCTGAGAACGAATCTCGATGAAATTTGATGCACATTTTTGTTGATAGTTTGTGGAAGAGAGTCTCCAAATTGTTGGAAACCCAAAGAATTGAAAAATTCTCTACACGCATCATTCATCTGCTGTAGCTGTAGAATTTTATCGCTGTTAATTGCGACGCTCGTCTTTACCGTAAGGTTAATTGTGTTTTCGTTATTAACCAGGTCAGTTTCCATTGTAGGCGTTCCGACAAGTTCTAAACTTGCTGCCGGAAACTTCGCAACAGAATTGTCATTGAATGCAGCAAAGTTTCTGCAAACAGAATTGTTTATGAGATATTGTCTCCACGCCCTATATAGAGCATCTAGGTCAACTCTTACAATCATCCGTATACTTCCCTTGCTACCTTGTTTATCTTCTTCAACATTTCCATTTCGGCTTTATACATAGGCATTGCGGCCTTTGTACCATACGAACGATGTAGTACTTTGTTCTCGTCGTAGTAAAGCCATGAATCACGTTTTCCGTTTCCAAAACCATATGATCCAATAGTAAAGCCTAGCTTTTCACCATGCGGATTTGGACTTGAACCAACAGGCGTGTTATAATGCACTCCTGCACCGAACTCGATGAACGCCACGTCTTTGCCCGTCAGAGTGATTTTGCATTCACGGGCGTTTCCGTCTGCCGTGTACCGAACCTTTACGGAGTGTGTAGTATCAGAATCACCTTCGACGTTTGACATTGTGGACTCGATAACTTCAAGTCCTTCTTTTACAAGCAATTCGAGAAATTGTTTATTCTTTCTGTGTATAAGAGAATTTTTATATTGCTCAACTTGCTTGATTGCGTTCTCAATAGAGTGTTCAGATAGTTTGAATGTTATCGTCTTCATTATCGCCGTTCGCTTTCTTGATATTGATTTTGACTACTACACCTTTTTGAGTACGCCCTATCGTATCAACGATATAATCTGGAAAGACTGTAGGAAGGTCATTCTCATCCTTCACAAGATACTCGTTAGCGTCGATTTCAGGTGTTCTGTCTACATAGACGAACATTCCCTCTGTTATATCTATATTGTGCTTATATGAGACGATGTAGCGTTCGTATTTAGGGATGAGACCAACGGAAACAGAATCAACGCTACCAGAATCCGGCGATACAGACATTCGATACTTTTGTACCCGTCCATATTCATACGTCGGCTCAATTCCGCTATCGTCTTTTGTTCTTGAAACAAACCATACGTCTTGTTTTCTACGTGCGCTATTTCTCATATAAACCTCTTATATAATGGATATCGCCCCACCACCATTCTGATATCCCCCGGCACTATATGCGAGGGCAACATATAGCACGATCCTCTTTGTGTTGCTATATCAAACAATTCCGCACATCGGAACTATTTGTTCTAGGTATTGAATTGGTGTGCCACCCTTCTCGTACGTCGTTTTTTGTCCGGCTTCTGTGAATGCGACAACGCCTTCTTTCCCTTGCTTATCGAAATGGAATTGTGCGATCCGCTTAATAACATTGCCGTAACGCTTCAATGCCATTTCTGTGTAGAAATCTAACTTATCGTCGGGGATGCAGAACGGGCACATTGTATTACGTACCTCTTCAACAGCATCGTCAACGTAACTGCGGATCAGAGATAACTGTCTAGTATCGCCTTCCTCATAATCGTCTCCGGCATACTCAATTATCTTGTTCACAATATCATTCCGTGTCATTTGTTAACCCTTTTTCGGTCTACCACGCTTCTGTGATAAATCATCGGCAGTTGGTGTTGGCTCAACATTTTTGTCAAGTTGAGTGGCCTGTTTGACCACCCAACCAACATTTTTAAGAGCATCAACTTGCGTTTGATTCAGACATTCGAGCGTTTGACCGTCTTTCGTCATTACAGTCAAACTATATCACCTCTATCATCCAGGATTGCTCTGCTGTGCAGCCGGATGCTTGTGAACGACGATTGCATCCTTCTTCTTATTGAGTGCGAAGCAGTCGTGGCGAATACGTCCCTCAATCAGATAGCCGTTTACCCCAGGCGGATCAACGTGAATCTTGTAATCCTGGAGTTTAACCGGAGCAATTGCCGCAATCGGGTTTGTGATCACGAAGTCAACGTTCGCCGGAAAATAAGATGCCGGAACTTTAACTACCGGAACACCATCAATTGTACCGACATAGCCGTTGAGAGAAATCTTTGTAGCTTCGTCACCACGTTTTGTGAAAGAATCATCTTTCTTGATCAGATTGTAATACTTCGGAGTAACAAGTGCGATACGACCACCTGTTGGGGCTTTTGCTTCGTCCAGAATCTCTTGTGCATCGAGGAACTCTGAATATGCATTAGAAGATGTAACAGCTACCGTAATTGTGTGTCCTTGCGGAGCGGCACCAACGATTGTTGCAAGACGGTACTGATCAAGCGTCGGGATCACAACCTCACGAACCTCACGCGCAAGTGCAGATGCTGCTTGCATAACACCGAGAGTGTCCTGCTCGTTCTTGCGGTCAATTGTGAATGTGAACGCCTTATCTTGTGTCATGGTCAGAGTCTGGACTTCGTTTGTCAGTTCATCTGGTGTACCATAACGGTTTGTACCGGACGCAGTGTAATTGCCAAGTGCTGCTGTCGGAATAGAATAGATGTTTACGGAACTTACGCCTTCGAAATCATAGTTGTTATTGAAAAGGCCTTGTGTCAGTGATGCAAGTGCAAACGCTTCATCGACAAGTGGAGAAAACTTCGACGCGTAGTTCACTGTAGGTTGATTATCTGCCATCTTTTATCCTTTCTACCGCTAATTATATGCGGTCAACGACACAACTCTTATAATGTTGTGCCGATATTATTATTATTTGAATTCTGCCATAAAAGCACTTTTCAGAAGATCATCCTCTGATTGCTTTGCAGTTCCTTGCTTGATATCCGGCCTTGACTTCAACCACTCTGCCTTTGCAGCTTCGAGTTTAGCTTCTGTAGCATCCTGGATATTCTTCATTACGCTATCCATATCTCCGCTAACCTCTGCTTTAGCAGTCTCAAGTGCAAGGTCAACACTCATTCCCATTTGAATATAGCGTTTAGATGACTCGTTGATTGCTTTGTAGTCCTCAAGTTCTTTGATATGTGCCGCTTGTCTCTCCGCAGCTTCTTTCGCCGCTTCATCCTGTTGTTCCTGTGCGGTCATTCTCTCACGTTTCCATTTCGTAAGTTCTGCATTGCTATGTGTCAGATTATCAATGGAATTTTTATACTTTGCGGCAATTGCTTTTGTTTTCGCAAGTTCGAGTGAAAGTTCCTCAACAGTAGGTACTTTGTTCTCTTCCCCCTCTGTAGATTTAACATTGCTATCCGCATTGACATTTGTTGTATCAGTGACTACATTCTCATTTACGTCAGCCATATTCAAATTTTCCTTTCGTGTTTATAGACTTCTCTGTCATATCATGTGTTTTAACGACTTCTCTGTCAGAATTATTTGTTCTGTGAATTGTTTATGGTGATTTCTCTACCACTCATTATTTTAAAGCCTTGTGGCAATTGTTTTTATGAAAACTCTAACCAACAACGGCAGCCGTTGATTTCTTCATCTGATGCACCCAATGAATCATCACGTGGATACATCATTAAACCACCTTCGAGTTCAAACGGTTGATCAATAGGAATTGTAAGACCATCTACTTCCCTATGAGATTCCCTAACCTTATTATCACCTATCGTTGCCCACGTTTTGAATTGTGATCCATTTTCCTTTTCTTCTGCGAAATCAGCTTCATTCCATGCAGAATTTGTTTCCTCTTCTGCGATATAACGTGCACGATCCTTTGAAAAGAAGTACATTTCATTCTGATGCCGGAACGTTGAATCAGCTAGTTCCGTCGCAATCTTGTGTGCAACGGCATTTCCATATGAAACGGTTTGTTTCACAAGTTCGTCTTCATCTGCACTATTCTGTGAAGAATTTGCAGAAACATATACATTGTGCCTTGCGAATACTCTTTTTATGGCATTCTCAAATTCTGCAATTGCGTATTCAGAGATTTTTTCTCTGTTTTCGAACAGAAATGCAAGAACATACACGATCTCGTCTTCCAAATCACTAGCCATAGCAATTCTCCGGCGTTTTTGTTTCGTTGATATTCCCATTTCACCGAAGTATTGCTCTATTGGCAGTGACCGTTTATACCCGACAAGTTTGTTCAGTTCGTCAAAATCCAGATCACTTCTTATTTGTGCCATTATTACCACCCGTAGAAGTGTCGCTACCGCCGATTATAGGCGAGTTTGTTGATTGCATGGAAGAATCCTGATTAGCACTGTTTTCAACGTCTTTTACGGCGTTCTCACCGCCTTCTGACGTATCAGAAGTGTTTTCGTTCTTCTCCCAAAGTGCTTTGAGATATTTGTCAATATTTTCCTTTGAATCGTTGTACACAAGTGTTGTGTCCGGAAACGCTTCAATGGCAATTAGTGCGTGTCGCGGGTGTACTCCGTGAGAAATGAGAGTTGCAAAAGTATTTGCTTTCGTAGCAAGATCATAATTTTTCTTTCTCATGACATTGACTTGTACGTCAGCCGGAGAAAGTTTTCTGATAATGCATCCCTTCGGAGTGTCCGTGGACTCTTTGACAGCCGTAATAGCAAGTTTCGCTACGTCAAGCAATTTAGCCTTGACCACTTCCGTCTCCATAGCGGCAGAAGTCTCAGCTGCCTCCCATCCATTAGACATTGATGTTGCCGTACCTGTCGAACCACCACCTGTGGTCATTGCAACAGGACAGTTTGCTTTCTGTTTAACAATATCTCTTTGGAATTTTATATCATTCAGAATACCTTCGTAATCTGTGGTGATAACCAACGGTTGAATCAAAGGTTTTTTGTTTTCGCCTTTGCCCGTATACGTCTGAATCCATTGTCCAGACTTCGGTTTAATGACGTTTCCTTTTTCGTCAGTAGGAAAATCCGCATCATTCATCCACCAGATTGCTTGCGTGTTCTGCGCAACGTCGTTGACAAGATCAGATTCCAGGATGTTGATTGCATCCATTGCCGGAATTTGTCTTTCAAAACAACCTGTTCTGTCATAAGAACGTGAGAACTCAATGATATTCACGGCTTTCATCGGGTTGAGTTCGCCACTTCTATCACCTTCCGTCCATCTGCGTTCCCTTTTCTCTTTACCCTTTTCTGTGAATTGAGTAAGATTGAGGATTTCATATCTGCGGTCTTTTGTGAAGGCCGTGTAAACAACGTCTCCGTTGTCATGCTCAGAGTAGATAACACCCATCAACGGTCTGTGATAAACAGTGTTGTCGTAAACAACAAACGTTGTCAGCGGATCGAGCGGAACGATATCAAATACTGAACCGCCCTCTTCATAGTCACGTTTGATATCAACTAGCATAAAGCCGATTCCGGCAATCTCCATTGGAGTAAGCGCTTCAACGATTTTCGATGCAAAGTGTTCAGATTCAAGCATTTCGTTAAATTGACTGATCGCATCATTGTCTGTATCAGCAGAATTGCCGGACTTGTTGGATCGTTGACCAAACGTAATTTTGTTGCCCCACTTGTACGATACACGGAAGTTTGTAATCTCGTTTGCAAGGTTATCAACAACGTTCACGTCGATATCTTTGCGGATCGTCTTCTTCCGCTTCAACGGCTGCTCACCTTTTTCGTATTTGAGTAAATACTCGATGTGCGCCCTGTTTGCCAGATGAATATTGTACGCATCCTGCAAAACTTTAATTACGTTGTCCGGCGTAATCTCTGAAACGTCAGCAATGATCCGAACACGTCCATTCAGTTGTGGTCTAAAATTTTCAGAAATCATACAAAATCCTTTCACAAACCTCTATCGTCACCACCACTTTAGCACAATTGCAAAGGCTATTGTGTGTCGATATATTTTTTCTGGAATTCATCGAGTGCATCTTTGTGAATATGACGGATTCTGTCATAGCTATAGCACATTTCGTCAGCAGCGTCTTGCAACTTCTGACCGTCGATATATCTTCTCGTCAGGACTTCAATGTGTGTAGGCTTGTCCAGGTCTTTGATCTGTTGTGCAATCTCATTGATCATATCCATATATCTCTCAACAATATCATCATTACTGCCTTCTGTATTGTAGGCAACGTCCTCAATTGCCCCTACACTGCGCTCAGCGACGATTTTAGCCCTATATAAAGCAACTTGCGACAAATACTCTCTTGCGTTCATAAAACCCTCTTAAAACGGACTCTGTAAAATTGTAGTAGGTTTTGTGTTTCCACCTTCAACAAACATTTCAAGCTGCGTGAGACCGTCAGCAGCATCATCATGCTCATTCTTACCAATGGAAACAGTCATGCACAACTCGTCCATAGCATCTTGATATTCTTGTGTTCTGTGTTCTTCATCCAGAAATACATACTTTCGTTTGATATCGCCGGAATAAGCAATGATCTTTTCCATTTTTGCCATCGTCGTTGGTGCTTTCCGTGACGTACACGAGCATTTATAACCTTTATCACGCAACCGTTCGTCAACGTATTGAGAATACAAGTCTCCACCAACATTACCCTCGAAGCAAATTTGTCTGATCTCGTTTCCGATGATCTTTCCTGTCACTAGCGGAAGTGTTGTTTCCTTCTTTCCTTTGTTGAACACCCAATCAAATACATAAACCATGCCGTTTTCGTATTCGCGTCCAATAGGCATTGAAAGGCTATCTCCACCGCCCCACGCAATATCGCAAGCAGAAACAATCCTCGAATCTCCGTCCGGCAGTACTCCGTTATAGTATTGCAATTCATCTGGTGGAAACAGAAGTCCTTCACGGACAAACGGTCTCTGTTGATATTTAGCTTGCCACTCATTTGCGTCAAGTCTTTCGCGCATATCAACGTAGTATTTCGTAGAGAATCCAACTCCATACTCATAATCAAAGTTTGATTCTCCGGCAGAATTCAATGCCGGAACTTTTAAAAAACGATACCGTGGATTGTTTTTGAATTTCTGCTCAACCTTGCCTAGCGGATCAAGAACGTTCCACCGTGTACCAACCATAAGTTCCTTCGAACCATCGTTCTTACGGTCAACGAGAACGTTCAAATAATCTTGATATCGCTTTTCGAGTCGTGTCGGAGATAATGACTCCATTCTGTCACGGACAAGATCATCTACATACAGATATCCGTCAGACGAAATATCAACCGCACCTGTCCACGTACCATCAATACCACGACACGTCAGAGTCGAGAAACGATCCGGCTTGTCAAGATTTACTTCCTTCTTTTCTGCATAGGTTCTCTGAATTTTTGATTCTGGAAAGATTTCACGGAACGTGTACTCTTCTGATGAAATAAGGTTGATTGCTTCACCGTAGAAACCGTCAGCAAGGATTCCAGAGTGCCCAGACATAGCGTTATGACTGTTCGGCCTTCTTCCCATAACCCACGTCATGAAAAAGATGCACACGGTCGATTTGCCTGTTCGTGGTGGCATTGAGATTCCAAGGAAATCATACTTGCCATCTTCCAGGTTTTGCAGTTCTTGTACCACTTGCCGGAGTTGTTTCCGTCGTGGGTAATAGAATTGTTTGTTCCGTGGTCTGTTCTTCTCCATGTAGAACATATAGGACTCGAACCAATAGTGCGCTTCGAACTTGACCGTCTCCCAATACAGTTCTGCATTTTTCGTAGTAGCAACGATTCTGCGCTTCAAATACAGTGATGCATTGTAGTAGTAGTCCTTATTCTCTTCTATGTAGTCACGGCTATAGTATAGTGCAGAAAGCATTGCCCTCTGCATTTGATCTTCTTTCAGCGGATCACGTAACAGCTGATCAATATAGCGTTTACTTTGTTCTCTTGTAATTTCACTCATATTCTGTAAACAAAAAAGCCCGTCCATTACGGACAGGCTCAATAGGCTCAAACATTTATGATCATCTTCTTATGGCAACGATTATTCTTGCACTTCAACACAAGATTCTTGATTTCTGTGTCTTTGCGAAGTGGAAACATCTTCTTGCCACAATACGGGCAGCATACCCACTCAACTTCTTGCTTATAATCAAACTTCTTGATTGCTTCTTCCATTGTCTTCCTTTGCAACAACTTTTGGATCAGCATTGAAAATATCTTTCAGCAGACACCTTGCTCCGAAAACTCCGATTGCAAGTTGCCATGAAAACTGAATATTGAATCCATAGCACACAAGGAACGTCATTAGCGTAACCATTGTGAACGTTCCTAGGATTGCGAATACTTCTGTCAAAAGTTCATCAATCATTTGCTTCTCCATTCGAAAATTCCACTCAGAATCATGTTCACGAAAAATACTAGCCATACAAACAGCCACTTGAATGCAATTCCGGCGGCCTTGCAAAATAGCCATGTAACCACAAAACTAACACCGAAGTTAATTGCGAATACTAAAGCCAACATAAGAATAAAAAAAATTCCAAAACATCCGATTTTTTTCATTGCAAAACCCTTTCTGATGTAAAAAGTGTGCAGGACAGCTGTACAACATAACTGCCCTACACAAGAAAAATGAGAAAAGATGAAAAACATTATGAATTTCGACAGCCCCTGTTGGACTCGAACCAACAATAACAGCAGTCAAAGTGCTGTGCCTTACCATTTGGCGAAGGGACTATATTGGTGGCACGCGCTCACATTCATATTGTGGGCAGTTTTATCGTCACCTGTCGGACAAGATAGTACATCATAACAACCACCACTTTGTTTCTCGCAAAAACAAAGTGGCTTCAATAATACAGCCGTGCGTAATGCTAACATTGAATACAAAACCCGTTTCATTGCCTTTCCACTTAATTCCACTACGGCGAGAAGGGAACTCGAAGTGTTGTTTAGGCTATGAAACGGGAACTCACAGGTCTTCGCACAGACAAGGCTCTCAGAGCTATTGAGAAAAGCGCATCAATTTGGTCGATTGATAGTCCGGCTCTCTGTGAGTGAAACGGTAGTCGTGGGACTCGAACCCACATAATTACGTCCATGCCCTACCGCAAACAATGAGGGGAAATCTGTTATAGGCAGTCCGTATCTTCACGGACAAGGAAGGGAAGTGTCGGAATCGAACCGACCTAAAGCCGCCCTCTGCGGAATTTCCCACAACCTTGCGAACTGACTGTTTCTCAATCCACAAGGCCGAACCACATTATTTAAAAAAAGGAGATCAAACATTCCGGCTATAACGGAAGGGGAAAACAGGAAACCTACTTGATTTTCACAATACCCTAGCGACGGTAGCGAACCATCTTAACAGGAATCATTCATTCCTACTAGGGTGGAGGTAAAATGCCAATGACAAGGCAAGAACGATTCAAGAACTGACTCGTCAACTTGAATCTGTAATTAGATTAGCACACAAAAACACTTTTGTAAATACCTTTTTTGATTTTTTTGAAAATTTTTATTTAACCTCTGTGAGACGCTGTACGACTTTCTCAGCAATTTCTCTTTCTGTATAGAACTGATGCCCGTCTTCTTCCAGAACGTCGCTTAAAACGCCTGCTACGGATGCGATCAGCCTGTTTCTGTAGTTATCATCCAGGTTAGCCGTGAATCGGATCAATTTTTCAGCATCCTCGACGCTCTCAGAATCAATGTAAGCAGAAATATCAGCCTTACCTTCATACTCCGGCTTTAGCACCATGTGCAGCCGCACACTAGGAAACGACTCTTCTGCAACGTCAAACTTTGCACTGATAACTCCAGATAGCTCCTCACCATTCAATGAAACCTTAGTTCTGTAGTCTTCATCCGTGGAAAACTTAATATTTCCTATCATACTTCTTTCTTTTGTCCTTTTTTCTTTTTTGAAATTTTTTCGAGAAACGTCTTCCTTGCACTCGAATGTGTCAGCTTTACCCACTCCCCATTATGATTCCGTCCCCACTCATCCCCGTAAATTGAAAACAGTACTTCCATAACTGCCGGACTTATTAACTCTGTCCCTTTATCATGCTTTAGTATCTTTATTAAATCTTTCCGTGGTATTTGTTTCATCTATATTCCTTTCTGTAATATGTAATATATATTATATATGTCTTTTGTGTTGTGGTGTTGTTATATGTATGTAGTTATATGTAGTTATAGTCTTTTTTATTTCGCGAGTGAAAAATGGCATAACCCCGGCCGCCTTCGGCGTAACGCTCAACCCCTACCCCCTTCTGATGCTGCAAGGCCGGACAAGCTGCCGGATACGCCAAACAACGAAAGCCGGAACAAATCCAACTATTCGCGAAACCATTGTTTACCGAATAGTTAAACATATACACAATATATGGTACTGAATAGAACGTAACAACACAATATATAGTAATAAATATCGCACCAGATCAAACAATGCAGCCGGAATATCTGGAAACGTCGGAAAATGCCTTATATATCGGCTTTTTCTTCTCCAGAATCCGGCAAAAGTGATGATAAAACATCTGCAGACAGACATGCCGACGGAGTAGTCGACACGATAACGGCTTGTGGTTTTTGATCACTCATGCCGTGATTAGCTTTCAAATTAAACATTGCGCCGATAGAGTTATTATCAACAACTTTGGACAAGTTAGCACCTTTAGAATTGGAATACCACTTTTTTACGAACGCCACCGCTGCGGAGCTTGCCTTCTGTCTGCCAGTATGAATATCACATATATACTCACTGTCAATATCTACCAAATATTCACAGAATGTAATTATAATAGGTGTTTTATCATAGTCACTACATAATTTAACATATACATTATTATATATATTATCTAATAAAGAATAATCGTATTTATTTTTGTCATATCTTGTAAAAGTTAATATTGGTTTCAATACTGTCATTCTGATATATGATAATAAGCCTATAAAGGTATTTGAAGATTTGTATAGTAATTCTGGTTCTTTTAATTTTGCCATATAATTATCACAGGCTATTTCTATATCAGAGTCATATATCTCTATATCGTCTTTACTGACTAACACTACTTCATTTTGCATATTATTAAACCTCATACAATTATACAGAATACAGTCATATCAATTACAATTTTATTATATAACATTTTATCGCTCAAAAGTCAATTGTATAAAATTTATTACTCCAGATCAAGCAAAATGTGGATATATTCCAGGCGGCGGATTACAACCGGAAAGATGAAAAAAATTATCATTAAATTAAAAAAAACTATTGCAAAAAAGTCTATTATGGTGTAATATAATAATTGTCAAGGGAACACACCTTTGATATCTCAATAACCACCGCAAAAATTCACTTCCGCCGATTCCGGCGCGCGACTTCCGGTTATTACATAGCGAAGAGCATAGCAAGTAAACTATACAGTAAAGGAGATAAAAACATGAGCTATTTAACAGAAACAGTTGAAAACGTTATTGAAATGGTAAAAGATAGTTATACCGCTGCGGATTTTGACGGAATGACACCCGACGCCGTAAAAGAAAAAATCCATGACGATGCATGGATTGACGATGCTGTGACGGGTAACGGGTCCGGAAGTCATTATTTTAGCGCAACGGAAAGCCGCGAAGCCGTAGAAGCCGACCGCGACACCGTAGTAGAAGCATTAAAAGACTTCTGTATTGAAGCCGACGAAATCGGCCGCCGCTTCCTTGATGGTGACTACGAATATTTCGACGTGACCGCGCGTTGTTACGTATTGGACGAAGCCATAGAGGAAGCTTATAAAAAACTTGATTGCGAAGGTTTTTTTGATATTTATGGCGAAGAGGAAGGCGAAACAGAATGAAAAGGATTTTCCGATTTTTCCGGCGGCACACGCTGCCGGAAGTAACCACCGATTATATCGGTTTTAGCACTTTCACAAACAACGCCGGAAACGGCTATAAATTATAACTTTTGATCCGGGCAAAAAAATAAAAGAATGGAGAGGAGATAAAACAATGAAAGTATTGGATTTTATTAAAATATATAGTCCAGAAACTGAAACGGAGATTCACGACGGCGTGTTATATCTTTGCGTTGATGTATATCACAACGGATTTATGAAAAAATATAACCTTGCTACTCTTGACGCGTACGAAATCAGCGAACACGAAATTGAAGTATACGAAAAACGTGAAAAAGCAAAACCAGAAATAAATATCGTTGTAAAGCAGGAAAGCAAAGACAAAATCAACAAAATTTTTGATTCTGTACAGAATAGATGCACAGAACGCAAGGCCGACTATAGTGATGTTCTACACAAT